TGCTTGCTCCCTGCTCATACCCCCAATGGGCCGCACTGGTCAGATCGCTATACTCAATCGGGTTGGCAATCCGGCCTGCGATTTCCCTTGTTTGCACGGTCCAGTCAACATGAGCAAATCCCCCAGCCTTCACTTTGCTGATGCCGGGGATTTTATTGATCATGTCGATGATGTTGTTGATGGCGGAGGCAACCAGGCCAGCGATACCGTTCCAGATGTCCGCAAACAGGTTGTAAATGGCATCCAGGGGATTGTTCCAGACGCTGGCGAAAAAGTTGGCCACGGCAATGGCCATGTTGAGGAAAAACACCAGGATGTTTCGGATAATGGCGAACGCCCAGGAAAAGACACCCACCACAATCCCGGTCGCAGAAATAGATGTCCCTGCGAAATGGTTGAAGGCCGCAACACCCAGATACAGTGCCCCGACAATCAGCACGATCACAGCCGGAATGATGAACAGGGGGCTGGCGAACATAGTGGCGTTTAACCCCATGAAAGCGGCTGTCAGTCCCTCAGTGGCCGCTGTCATCATGAAGATGGCCACGGTATCAGCCACGCTTGCGGCGGCGTGCATCCCTGCGGCAACAGCAGCCGCAATGGACCCGGAAGCCGCCCACAGTGCCTGGGCCGCAAAAACCCCCAGGGCCGTAGCCGCCAGAATCAGCCCGGAACGGACTGTAAAAGAGTGCTGTTGGATGAATCTGGAAGCCGCAGAAAAGGCACCTACGGCCATATTAATGCCCCTATTGATCAAATCCACAACGTAATAGATCACAGGGGCCACGCTTGTAATGGCCTGTTTGATGCCACCCACAGCCGTCTTGATTGCAGGGCTGTTGGCAATCCTTGATAGATACGAAATCACAGGCCCGAACGCCCTCATAGCCGTGTTCTTGATTTCGGTCATGTGGTCCGCCCAGGTCTTCGGCATCCTTCCGAACCTCTCTTCGATTTCGTCCGCATTTTCCAGAACAGCTTTCTTGATGATGTCGGCAGTAATTGCGCCCTGAGTGGAAAGGTCTTTCAGTTCGCCCCTTGTGATGCCCATGGTCTTGGCAATCATATCTTGCAGGATAGGGGCGTTTTCGGTAATAGATCTGAATTCGTCACCTTGGAGCCGCCCAGATGCCAAGGCTTGCTGTAACTGTAGCAGGGCGAACTTCTGGTTTTCAGCAGAAGCCCCTCCGATTACGAACAGCTTTTGCAGACCTTCCACGAAGCCTATGGTTTCACGGGGATCCGGGAAGGCGTCCCTGGCATTGACAGACAGGCTGGCTACAGTGTCGGCCATAGTCATGTACTCCCCACGGGCTTTCTGGGCAGATTCGAAAATCATGTTGTTCAGCGCAACCACGTTTTCCTGGCTCCCGGAGATCATCTGTAATCTCGCATTCGTCCCGGCCACATGATCTGCCAGTTCCACAACTCCCATGATCTGGTTTTTGACCATATCCAGGGCACCCGTGGCCATGTTGGCCAAGAAACTTCCGGCGAACACATTTTTCAAAGCGGAAAATCTCCCCACCGCATATTCGGCAGAATCAGATGCAGATTGGGTTGCTTTCCCAACGCTCTGCATCCTGTTGGCATAGTTTTCTGCCGCACTTGCAATTTTTGCGAACGTAGGGGAAACCCCGTCAATGAGTTCGATAGTGTCTGTTATTTTGGCCATTTTGTCCCTCCTTTCTCCCTACTTGTTTTTCAGCTTTTGCATTTCAGCTTTCTTGTTTTGCAGATAAACGTCAACGAACGCATAGATCACTGCCTGTTCCCACACGGGCAATTCGTAAAAGACATGGGGCAGAATGTGCAGTTTGATGAACATCAAGTACAGCACATTGGCGTCCACGTCATTGCCCTTTAAGAGTTTTTTACCGCAGAAATCTTATCATCCATTTCGGTGCTGTAACCAGCCGCAGACTGGACCGCGTTTTCCAGGTCAACGATTTCACCAGGGGTGAGCATAGCTTTCAGCAGGGCTTCGGACCCAACCACTCCCCAGGAATCTTGCAGATCTGCATCATTCAGATCCGGGAACACAACAGACGCCAGCGTCATTTCCATTGCGGCCTCTTCCGCATTAGTTCTCTTTTCAGCGGCCCCGGTCACCTTGTTGGGGACGTTCTTGGTATTGCGTTTGGTGATTGCCTTGATTTCGTCGTACCCCAGAACACGCAGCTCCCACATAACGGGATTTCCTTCTTCGTCCTTGATACGCTTGGAAGCGGGGAAAAACACGGATTTATTCTCTTCTACGGCATCCCGGTAGAATGCACGCATATTTTTTTCGTTAGCCATTTGTTTCCTCCTTTGGAAGATCTATAAAGGAAAAGGCAGGGTTTCCCCTGCCCTTCAATCAAGCGTTCATGCCGTCCAGTTCGTTGAACTTCTGGGCGATCCGGAAGCCTTCGAACGTGAACTTGATAGAATCGGACAGCCAATCGCCGTCCACGTCAAAATTGGCAATCGTTCCAGAGTCGATGTTGCAGTTCTGAAGCACGATACTTCTTCTCCCGGCATCGGAAGTCGGGTCCTCGTTGATGACCTGCATGTCAAAATAGGTGTCAACACCATTGTCCACAAAGTTCTGAATCATCTCATCGAACAGGTTGGTGTTCTTGTAGATTTCCAGAGTACCGGACCCTTTGGCAGAGTAAGCCTTGTTGCCTTTCTGCACCCGGCCCAGGATGGACACTTCTTTCTTTTCTTTTTCGATAGTCGCTTCCAGCTTCTTTGCCTGGAAAAGCAGGTATCTTTTTCCATTCACGGTGATATAAGCCGTGGCCAGCTTGGCGTTGATTACGTCCTTGGCCAGCATGGTTTTAATCGCATCCGGCATCTATTTCACCCCCTCTTATGCCACTACCACGGTGGCGTACAGCTTCTTCATGCTGACCACCGGCTGTTCCTGGAACGTCCACACAACGGAAGACTTATCGTCCCCCTGCACGGGTTTCGCCAGGTCGCTTTCCACAAACCCGGTAATGGCCCCGACTTTTTGGTATTGTTCCATGATATAACACCCGTCCGCCCACAGGGCGTCCCGGCCATCGTCATTGTTCTGGGCTTTCCCCAGATACACCTTGTTGAAAGCGTGTGCCAGGTCGATTGCCGTGTTGTCCAGTACCCGGATGACCTGGTTCAGCGCAAAGTAACTGTTCTTCATCTTCGTGAATTCGGTGAAAGAGTTGATGTCTTCCAGGACCCGGACGTCCCCGGTCACGTCCCCATCAACAGGATCAGTCACAACGTGGAAGGTCAGCAGACCATCGTTGATAGCCTGTTTCAGTTCGTACTGCTTCAGCTGGGTTTTGACCGTGAATTCGCCATTGTAGATGGTGTTGGTCAGATCAGCATTGATGGCGCAAGACGCTTCCGCCCCGGTCACCCAGTATGCCAGGGAACCCTTTTCCTTCCCGGAATCGGTCACCTCGTTGGCCTTGTTGATGTTAATCACACCTTCGTAGTTCGGTTTGTCAGCCCCAAAAAGAACGACTTGGAACTTGCTACCTTCATCGTCCCGGAGCCGCTTCACAAACGCCAGCAGAAGGGCCTGCACCTTGGTGTCACTCCCGGCATAGCCCATGACGTTGAAGTAGTACGGTTCGATAAGGTCAAGATACTTCTGATAGTCTGCCGTGGTTACGGTTTCACCATTGGTTCCCCCGGCCATCTTCACGGCCGCCGCAACGGTCAGCTCGCCAGTTTTCTTGAATGCTACATAGTCGTTGTCCACCAGGTCCGCAGAAGTCTTTACGCTCTGCTTGTCCACGGTTTTCAGAACCCCGTCAGTGGTCAGATAGGTATAAACAACCTTGTTTCCGTCCGTATCGGGATCATCCTGCACCCCGACAGAAATGTCATTGCCTCGGGTCCCTGCATATTTAGCAGTGCCCAGAGTGCAGGTCGCTTTTGCACCGCCCCCGTTCAGCCGGTAGAAATACCCGGTTTTCAGATTGAGAAACAGGTCACGCAGGCCAGCTAGCTTGTCGTTGCCGTAGTCATAACCAAAAATCTTTTGGCATTCCGTTTGAAATTCGTCAGCTTCTACCCGGAAAATCTGGTCACTGGGTCCCCAGTCCAGTTCGAGTGCCATAGTCCCATAGCCCCGGTCGGCGATTTCCGCTTCGGCCCGGACCTTGGACACAAAATTAATGTACGTGCCGGGCAGAACTTTGTTCTGGAACAGCCACGTACCACCACCAAGTGCCATTCGTCATACCTCCTTATTCGTTGATGTCTTTAGTCACCACATGCGCCTGGGCTTCCTGGATCATCTGATCCACCTGGGCTTCGGTGTACATCACACCATCGTCCAGGATTGCCCACAGCAGATTCACGTGCGGCGCATACTTCTTGGATGCCAGGATCGTCTGGGCATCCATTTTCTTTTCGTCAGTCACAGCCGCAGCCGTTTCCGTCTTTTCTTCGTCCATTTCGTTCATCCTTTCGCCTTGCCGGACACATCAAGATGTTCCATGACCTCATCAGCCGGTTTGATTCTCCGGGTGAACGGGGCATAAGTCACAAAAATGTGAAGTACTCCGTCAGTGATGCGATAGTACATATCGCTCCCCCGGACCTTTGTCCCGTCTTCCAGGGCAATGACTTCCAGGTCATACATGAGGGCTTCCGCAAGGTCTACAACCTGCCCCCGAACATCTGCGATTTCTCCCATCTCGTTGAGGATCATCCACACATCGAAGGCCACTTCCTGCTGATACCTGTCTCCGACTACCAGCTTCACACTGGTATCGTCCACCAGCTTGATGCGCCAGCACGGGAATTGCACCTTGTTCTTGATTTCGTCCACATAAACGGGATAAGCCCGGATGCTGTACAGCTTCCGGGCCAGTCCATTGATTAATTCAGTTGTCACGCTCATTTGTACAACCCCTTTTCTACGGCGTTCAGATTGCGCCTTATGACCTTGGGGGAAGCCTCACGGACCGCTTTCTGGGCTTTCTCAGTGATGTTCAACCCGTCCACCCAGGACGCAACCAGCCTTTTCCCCAAAAGCGGTACATATCGCCCCGGCCTCTGCCTATGGCCGTCATTCACATAGGACGCATAAGAGGCGGAATTGAAAACCTGCTGGCTGTAACCCAGGGCTTTCTTTTCCACCTCTCCCACGTCCCACGACCTGCGCATATGTTCAGAGTTAGAACGGTACACCTTTCCTGTTTTCGGGTCCTTCCGCACAATTTTCTTGCCTACCGGCGTGTTCTTTTTTGCCGTCCTCAGATACACCCCGGAAAGGGTGGCCACGGATTTTTCCATGGCCTGCTGTACTTCTCCATTCCCCAGCTTGAGGGCGTTCTCATAGATTTTCTGGCAACCTTTCAGCGAAACTCTCACTTTGGCCATCAGTACACCTCACGAACGGTTAGGATCACCTCCTGGTGGCTCCCATACGAGGCAGGTACGGAAGCCGCCTTATACCGCAGTGTCTTCCCCAAATGTTTGACATCGATGTCAGCTCCCGGTGTCACTGCCACATCGGGAGACAGAAAGAGTTTCGTGGTTTGCTCCATCTTGGGAACCCCATCGTTTTCCGTAGCCGGGAAGCTGGAATAAGAAAGCCGACAGGGAACGGGATCTGTCTTGACCTCTTTCGTGGTCACGATTCCCGTATCCTTATCGGCTTCTGTTTCTTGTGTGATGATCACGGCAGTGTCCTGGTATAGATTTTCCAGGGCCGTCCTCACCACCGAAGGCGTCTGAAACATGTAAGATCACGCTCCTCGGTCCATACAGCTATGAGGGAATCCAACCGTTCCTCCGGGGTGTTTCCTCCCAGCTGAACCTCGGTATCCCCCTCTTTAATGGAAGTGGCCACAGATACCGATGCATCCCCCAATACAGCTGCTTTCCTGGCTTCCAGGAATTTACCGGCCACCACCTTGTCCACCTCTTCCGCCAACTCCTGGGGCATCTCAACCAAGTTGCAAAAGTTCAGCACGTGCCGGACCTCTGCCTTGTAGAGGATTTCCACCAGGGCCGCATCATCATCGGTGATAGTGTAGCCGGTGGCCAGACTGATCAAAGCCTTAATATCATCGGTCATGGCCTAACCTCCTATTCCTTCTTGGCGGCGGCTTTCTTCGGGGCAGGGGCTTCTTCTGCGGCTTTCTCAGCCTTCTGGCCATAGCCGTCAACCCGTTTATAACCCTGCATTTCCAGCATTTCCGCCTGTTCCTCGCTTTCGACAAGCCGGAACACGTTGAGATTACGCAGTGCGATCATACTCACGCCCCCTTTATGCTCCAATGTTCACGAATCCGGAACCCAGCTGGTTGTAAGGAATCCACAGATCATGGAATTTACGATAGTCCAGCTTCCAGGCATCCGCACCCTGGTTTACATTGGGTTCGAAGATTCGGATTTTATCGGTCTTGGAAATAGCGATGGGAACACTGGTAGGGATGATGATCCAGTTAATCAGTTTTGCAGTTTCGGCAGGTGCAAAGCCCCCGGCTTCCTGCCCGCTGGTAGTACCGTCCTTGATGACGTATTCGGTCTTCATTCGTGCGCTGGGAACAGGCAGAATGGGCAGTTCGTTGTAGATTTTCACCCGGGTTTCAATCTTTCCGGCAGTGAAATTGCCCACATCGATGCGCTTTTCAATCCCATCTGCATTGTCCAGGATGGTGCGGATTTTGGGGGACATAATGATAACCAGGCCCCGGTTTTCGCCGATAACGTCTTCCACTTCATCGATTTCAGCATCCAGTTCGGCCAGGATGGTGGAAGCAGTCGGAGTGAAAGCCTCCTTCACCTGCCCGGCACCTTTCAGCAGGGTGGAAATTTTGGAATACCGATAGGCATCCACTTCGGGGATTACGCTTTCACGCTGAAACCGCCCCATAACATTGCCAGCAGCGGCAACGAAGTTGGATTCATTCACGTCCATGGAATCAAGGTGGAAAGTGCGGCCCCGGTCCTGGGTCATCGTATAATCTCTGTATTTCAGAGTCACAGCACCCTGCACGAAGCCTTTGTCACGGTCATAGTTGGCCAGGCCAGAAGTGTTGATTTCGGGCATCTTTACGGTATCGCCGCCGTTGTAGACTACCTTACCGACATTGGCTTCCATCCAGCCGGAGGTGGCCCCTACCTGCATCTGTTCATCCAGCTTGGTCTGGAAGATTTTCGTCATTTCAAGCGTGTTAATAGACATTTACTGCTCCTTTCTCACAGGCCGAGGGCGGCTCCAAACTCTTTAGCAATGTTGGCTTCGTCCCCGGTTCCGGCACCGTCTTTTCCTCCAGGGTTTCCAGGTTCAATCCCCCCAGCTTTGACGGCGCCATCTTCGAACATGTATGCATCAGATTCTTTGATGGCCTTGATTTGTTCATCCAGGCCGCTGACCGTTCCGTCCTCGTTGAGCTTCAACTTTTCCCCATCGAGCAGAGAACGGACGGCCTTCGGATTCCGGGCCTTGGCAGTGGTCAGTGACATTTCAACAGCAGAATCCAGCTTGAACTGGTTCATGCTGTCCTGGTACTGCTTTTCCCGTTCCTTTGCGGCCTTCTTCATTTCATCGATCTGGGCAGCCAGGGCTTCGTTGTCCTTGTTGGCTTTTTTCAGCCCGTCCACTTCCTTGACCATGGCTTCCTTTTCGGCCTTCGCCGCTTTCAGTTCTTCCAGTTTCGTGTTGAACTGGGCCTTACTGACGTAATTTTTTCCATAGTCCTCGACAATCCGGTCTGCCACATCATCCGGAACTCCTAATGCTTTCAGTTCTTCTTTGGTCATTTTTCGTAATCCTTTCTTCTCGCTTCGCTTGATTTTCGCCAGCCACACCTGGCGTTTGCAGTCCCGTTCTTTTTCGCCTGCGGTGCTGGAAAGGCATGAAAAAAGCAGGTTCTTTCGAACCTGCTTGAATCACTTATTTTTCGGTTGTTTCTTCCTTCTTCACCTTATCTTCATTTGGTTTGACGTACTTGTCATACCACTCCTGGTATTTCAAATTTCCAGGGATGAAAACTGTCTTTCCAGTTCCGTTTTCCCTTGCCGCCCTGGTTCCCTTTTCTTCTTCATCGGTCACCCCATCGATATAGGGCACAGTAGTTGAACGACAGTAACAGTGAAACGGGGGCATAGTCACCCCCGGCTTCGCTCCCTTCTTGAAAAAAACCTTTCCATCCATGAGGCGGCAGATTGGGGACGTTCTGTTATCCAAGGTCGCCACTATTTCATATTTATCTACCCCCAGACGGTCATACGTATCTAACATGGCAGATTCCTGCACATAGGCCGTTTCTGTTTCCACCAGGCGTTCTGCCGCATGATACGAAACGTTGAACTGTTTGGAAATCCTCTCAGCCATAGGCCCCGTACCTTCTTTTAGTAGCAGAGACCTCGAAATTTCAGTTTTGAGCGTGTTTACCAGTTTTCCCTTATTCTCCCATATCCTAGACGAAAAGTCTTTCCCATCGCTTGCCCAGCGTGTATTAATGGCCTTTTCAATCTGACTTTCTGGGACCTGGTCATACGTCTCGAACTTTCCCTTCATTCTCTGGATTTCGTAAGCGGCCCGGTAATTTGAGTCCTCATAGACCTGTTTCAGCGTATCAGTGATGTTGATTTCCTGGGCCTTGGCCACCTTTTCGCAGTACATCTGTGTTTTAATCAGCAGTTCCTGGGCCTTTGTCAGCCTGGCCCGAATGGATGCCTGGTCCAACATCTTTTGATATTCTTCGGACAGGTTTTCCTGCTGGGCCAGCCGTTTGTACTCCCGGAGGTCCATCTTGAAGGCTTTCAACTCCCTGGCGTTGAGAATCTTCTGGGCATCAGCATAACTGATTCCGTTCTCGTCAGCATATCGCTGGTACCACGATTCCACATCCTTCAAGCACTTTTGCAGTGCTTCCTCGTAGACCTTTTTCAGATCTGCCTTGCATACATCGGCCTTCTGCATCTCCAGGGCTTTCATGCGCTCGAAGCGTTCTCCCCAGTAACTCATGATCATTCACCCTGGGGCGGTTTATCCTGGCCAGGTAGTACGGCATAGTCACCGCCCATTAAGTCGTCCATTGCCTCCTGCTTTTCCTTCTTCAGCCGTTCCAGCTCCTGCTGGGTGTCCTCGGTCCACGGGTGGTTGGCTACAATGGTTTCATTGCTGATGATCCCCACGGAATTACGACAGTTGTTGATTGTCTCACTCTCGTTGGTCAGCATGTCCCGGTTGAAAACGAAGGTAACATCAGAAGTCGGTGCCACCCCTTTGACGGTCTGCAAGTATGTGTTCACGAACCACATCAGATTCCGCAAGGACGCCTTGAACTGAACTTCCATCTGGTTGGCATCCAGATCGATATCACTATAGGCCGCCTGGATGTTCATCTTGTTTGCGTCCCCAGAGGTGAATCTTTCGTCCTTGGCATCGAACCCCCGGCCATTTTCAATGATCGCCCTCTTGAGTAGCTTTTGAATCAGTTCGAAATTCTGGGGGTTGACCTCGATGTGCAGGGCTTCCACGCCCCCGTTCTGGCCATCATCTCGTCTAATCTTGATAGCACCATAGGCCATAAGATTGCGCCGGAAATCGCTCAGCTTCTCCCCGTCGTAGTTGTACAGCACCAGGATGGTACTGCGAATGTCCTCGCTCGTGGTGTCAGCGAACCAGCTCGTCAACTGATTGAGTGCATCTTGCAAGCACTTCACTTTGCAGATCATCGGCTGTTCGTGCCGGTCCCGTTTAAAGGCAATCAGCGGAACCCGGGACCAGTTCATAGGCTGGCCCTCGATGGTCATATAGGCCGCATCGGTCTTGTCATTGTCCGGCAGTAGCTTGTCATTTTCGAATACGAAATACCGCACCCCACTAGTCGTATAGTATTCGCATTTGATTACCGTATCCGGGGTTCTCCCCCGGTAAACGGTAACGGGATATACGTAAAGGGCGGCATCGAGCTGTTTATGCTCATCGTCTTTCCAAAAGGCCAGAACCCGGTCACCACGTAGCATCCGAACTCTCAACTGCCCTTCCGTATCGATGTAAACGAACTGCCAGGAAATCCCGCAGTTCAAAGCATTTTCGCCGGTGGCCTGGAGTGTTTCGGCGTATTCATCATCGAAAATCTTGTCCAGTTCGGCGGTGTATCGGTCATCCTGGCCTTCGGTTTTCAGCTCAACCGGCTTGCCTAAAAGATAGTTGTTCTTCTGGTCCACCAGGATGCCGTATTGATTGTCCATGATTTTGAAATTCGGCAGGTTGTGGACAGATACCCTGCCCCCATCCGGCCCGATCATCATCCGTTCTTTTCTCTCGATTTCCTGCCGGCCACCGTAGTAAGCCATACCAACGAGCATATCAGCCCGTTTCTTGCTGGTCAGCCATCGGCGCAGCTCTTCTTCGAGAAATTCCACTTCGTTCATGCCGCTCTGGGAACCCTGTTTGATAAGCCCGTCCCAGAAAGCGTTGATTGCTCCCATCAAAAACACGCTATCACCTCAATCAAAAGAAAATCCATCGTCCCGGACAGCATCCATGACTGCATAACGCATGGCATCCATCAGATGGTTGTTGTAGTCAACCGGCTTGTTGATAAGCTGGTCTGTCTGCTTGTCCCGGTCCCAGCAGTACGTGGAAATCTCCATCAGAAAGTTGACACACCGGGGATGGACAATGATGTGGTAGTCCTGTATCCTCTGGATACCATTGTTGATGCTGTCCTTCCCCTTCCGGCTCGGGTGTATCCTGTACAGCCCGGCTTCTCTCAGTTCGGCTATGCTCTTGGGTTCTGCGGCATCAGCAATGATTCGTTCCTTGGCGTACCCCATTCCCACGATTTTCTCGGCAATCTTGTTATTGGTCAGCCCTCGCTCGTACAGTTCATCGAACACATAGATGCACCGGCTCCCCTTGTCCACCAGTCCACAAAACAGGGCTGTAGGGTCGTTGGTATAGCCAAAGTCAAGCCCGAATGCAGACCTCACGCCTTTCCGCTTCCGAACCTCATCAATGTCGAATACCCTTTCCTCGTAGCTGTCATAAACCAGACCATCTACCACGCCCCAGTCCCCCAGACCGGCCACTCTGTACCGTCTTGGATTCTTCTTCATCTGCTCGAACAACGCATGGTCGGATTCCGATAGAAACTCATTCATCATGTAGTTGGTCGTGATTGCCATGACGTTCGGGTCCTTGACGTCAAAAAACCGTTTCTTGATCCAACATTTGTCTGACCACGGGTTGAACGTCAGCGTAATCTGGGTAAAAAGCCCCGGAGGAAGCTGACCACGAATGGATTCATCCAGCCGGTCAAAGGCTTCCTCGCTGGTCACCTCGTAGGCTTCTTCCAGCCACAGCCAGCACAGAACACCCTTCGGGACGCTGATTGACGTAATCTTTAACGGGTCGTCCAGGCCAACGAAGAGGATTCTCTGCCCTGTTGGAATATAGACCAATTCCAGCGGGCTTTTGGTAACTTTCCAATACTTTTCGACTCTCAGTCGTCTGATGGCCCAACACAGATCTGAAAAACAACTATTCTGCAACGTCCTGTATACCTTTCGTACCACCAGCAGATTGGCGTCCGGGTACTTCATGAGATTGTAAATGTACCAGATTGCCGCCGTCTTGCTTTTCTTACTGGCCCGGCTCCCTTTCACGATCCTGTACCGTCCTCGGAACCGCCAGAACGCACCATAATGGCCTCCCACCACCTCGGGAAGGCGTACTATCGTATTCATGGCTGAATTTCATCCTCCCCTGTTATGATCACTGGGCCATCACCGGAGCTTTCCACCTTGTTCGGGTCGTCACTCTGCCCCAGGTAGTTCTTGCCCAGGAAGATGGCCATAGTGGCAGACCTTTGAGCCAACTGCCACTGAGTACGGCGCAGGGAAATTTTCCCGATGCCCCTCTTTAGCCTGAAAACTTCGGAAAATTTTAATCCATACGTTTTCCGACACCATTTCGCCAGCGTCTTATCGGTCACATCAAAAAAGCCACAGATTTCTTCTTCCGTGGCCTGCATCCCGCATAACTTTTCAAATGTTTTCTTGTCGATTGGTTTTTCCGGCCTTCCTGCTGGCATGGCTTCACCCCCTTTTCCGTCTTATTTTTTCCACTTCTCGTTTAGTATCTTCGGAACGCAGTTTTCCCACCTGACCTGGTGATGAATCCTTGCGTGAGTCGAATTCAGCCCGGCAATCTTAACACAAGACGGGGACATCATAACACTGTAAAAGCTCTTTACGTATGTTCCTGCATCCAGATACTGTTCAGTCATACCGCCCTTGTTCTTCTGGGTCGTCTTTTGCGTGATGGAAAAGTTTCGAAAGCTGAATAACAGTTTTCCCCTTTGGCCTAACACTGTATAGGTGTTTACGTCCTCGTTCACTCGCCCCAGAAAATCAAACCGCCTTGTCACATCACAGAAAAAGGTGTTCATGGCTTTCCGCATGACTGGCTTCTTCCAGTTCCCGCTTTTCAATCCTCCGATGAAGTCACCACCCTGGGCCATGGCTACAGTCAAAATCCGGCTGTCCGCATCGAGCATCTGCAAAAATGCTTCGAAAACATCGTCCAGGCTTTTGGGCTTCCTTTCGCTCAGCCTCCCGTGATTGTCATACTTCTGGGCGAATATTGTATAGTCGTCGTCCAGCTCAAGGAAATACCGGTATCCTTTTTCTTTTGCCAGGTCAAAACAGGCATTTCTGGCATATACGATGGTCCTCCGGTCCTCAAAGGTATCAGCTGTATCGAACGTTTTACTGATGGCCAGTTTGTCGAAGATCAATACGTTTTCTTTCCCGAAATTTTTTTGATATTCTTCGATTTGGCTGTCCTCGTTATCGACCACTAGGAAAAGCGGTCCGGTATACCCTTCTGCCTTCAAAGTCTTATAGGTGATTACATTTCCTGCCCGTCCATGGGTCAAAATGAACGTACAAAAGTTATCCCTCAGCATTTTGCATAATCTCCTCGAGGCTTTCGGACAGCTGAACATAACCGTTTCTCAGCGCATTGTCATAGTCAATAATGACCAGCGCCGATTCTTCCATGAGTTCCTGCATTTCCGGGCTGGCCTGGGCATAATACTCAGCGATTTTTCGGTAATTGAACACGGTGTGCCTTTGTGCTGCCTTGATCAGAAATTCTTTTTCCTCATCGCTGACTGAACTTGCTTCAATTCTTTCCACCAGGGCGTCCGTCTTGGTGCTGTCGTAGCACCCCCCCATATCTGTATTGTCACCTGTTATGTCGTACTGAGGAATATTAATGGCAGTCGTATACGTATCATCTTTTTCTTCTTCCCCCAGGTTTTCCAGACCTTCGAATCCGAACTGCCCCATGTCGATGTCGTCAATATCTGCCAATTCACTTTCCAGCAGTTCATCGTTCCAGTCCGCCAGCTCCGCAGTCTTGTTGTCTGCCAGACGGAAAGCTTTTACCTGTTCTGGGGTCAGATCATCCGCCACGATACAGGGTACCGTCTTCATGCCCAGTTTCTTTGCCGCTTTCAATCGGGTATGCCCGGCCACGATCACCCCGTTCTTGTCGATGATAATGGGAACCTTGAACCCGAACTGCTTGATGGAGTTGGCTACGAATTTGACTGCCTTGTCGTTATTCCTGGGGTTGGTCTCGTAAGGGACAACTTCCTCGATTTTCTTTTCTATGATTTTGTCAGCTATGTTTTTCATTTCGAACCCCTTTTCAGACACGAAAAAAGGCACCCCAGACCCATCTGAAAGTGCCTTTTCCCTATGAAGTTGTACGTTGGAGTGATGAACATGGAACCTGCTGTCCCTGCCTTCACGATTACTAGTATAGCACCGAAATTGCGGCTATAGTGGGTGTAATTCGGTCATTTTACAGTAAAAAGACGGTAATAAAACAGAAATTACGTTTTATTTTAAGTTATCCACATTTCCGAATAGTTATCCACATTGTAAAAAAATGGAGGCTGTCAGCTAACCGACAACCCCATGGGGAAGAATTTCAGATTGGTTTGAGATGGACCTGCTTCAGCATAGACCATCCTAGACATTTTGCTGATTGCCCTGTGAGCCTTGTCCCTGCACGTTTTCTCGTTACACCCGGCTCCAATGGCTACGGCTTCCCACTTCTTTCCGTAGATGAATCTGTCCTTTACGATTTGAGCTTCCGTACCTGTCAGTGCTTCCAGGCAGTTATCCAGGATTCTGATCTGGCTTTCCAGCTGCTTCACCTGCATCAGCTTGACTTGGTAGCGGTGTTCCTTCTCGTCCTTCTGCGATACGTACATTTCCTCTTGGCTGGGCTTGTCCCATCCTCCGCCCCCAGCATCAAAGCAGAACTTGGTTGTTTTAGGAACGGGTTCCAATGAGATTTCCATCCGCAGATTGTTCAAGACCTCTTTCTGATTCTCGACGAACACCTTCCATTCGACATAATGTTGAAGCTGGTGCTTCAAGTCCAGTTCGTATGAGTTGTAATAGATTCCCATTGGATCCCCTCCGTATTTAGTCTTTCTTTCCGTACAGGTACTCTTTTAAAAGCCTCGTGTACTCCATGGCCTTGTTCAGATCTTCTTCTTTGTTCTTTTCCAGGTACCGATAAAGATACTTGAAAATATTTCCCTCGTAGTAGGATTTCGGATCAGAAACAAACTTTTCGATGAAGTCCTTGCATTCCATCCCCCGGAAATTGTAGTGCCCTGGGTGGTGAATCATGTCCTGGGCACTATCTTCATGCCGGTGGTTTGGAATTGGGGGCATTACATCATGCGTACATTCCCCGTTGTAAAGAGAGGGATGACCATAGGATAGGTTTATATCCGAAGTGGTTTTAAAGTCGTATTTCTTCCGTTTCTCCTCATTTCTTGCTAGCATTTTTATTTCTCCGTTCTTGCACTGCTTGCACTTTTCGAATTCCATTACTCGAACATCCCCTTTCCCTTGCTCATAAGCTCCCACGCCTTCTTTTTGGCCAGTATACGAAGGTTACTAACAAGTCTTCTGTTCCAACAGGGACGATACCCGGATTGTTCCTTTTCCATGCTCTTAATCCACTTCCGGTTGTTTCTGATTGCTCTCAAACCGGCCTTGTAGTTTACATAGTAATAGTTTCCGATACTGTCCCACTTCTTCCATGCTCTCATTTTTTCCGTTTCTCCCTTCTCCGCAGGGTTTGCAGATCATCGTAATCAATCCACCCTGCATGGCCCCATTTCAAGCTCTTGGCCACCCACTGAAGCTCAATGGTTGGATACTTCCACTGGAACAGCTTTCGTTTCAGCTGGGCATCCTCCATGGCCCATCCTTTCACATCCACGGCAACCCGTTTCCCATCTCGGATATAATCAAAATCCAGGATATAGTTGATTGCCCTCTGACGCTTTCCCTGTATAGTTGTAATAGCAGGAATCAGCTCATACCTGGGGTGGCATCTAAGATTAGAGATAGCCCCAGTCTTTTCTTGGTAACGGAGGAAGACATAGTAGTCTGCCTCCGTCTTGGAATCGAAAAGAATCCCGTCAACCGTTACTTTTTTTGACCTCATCTCAATCCTCCGTCTTTTGATAGGCCCGCAGGCAATGCCACGAGCACAGATAAGCAGTTCGTTTCTTTTTACGGCTGTAACTTCTGTATGCCCACGCCTCAGGGTCGAGCACATAAAAGATTTTTCCACATATTGGGCAAGTTTTTGTACGGATAAGCCCGCCCATATCAGCATACTTTTTTGATCTCATGGATCCTCCTAGTCAAGCTATCGATCATTCGATACAAAACGTCCAGCTTCCACGACAATTCTTTGACCTGCTTCAGCAGTCCATCATGGCCCATGCTTTCAAACCTGTCTCCTGCCGCAGAATTTTGCGTATGAGCGTTTTTTTCTTTTCGCTCGATAAATTCCACTCGGTCTGCAATTACTTCGCTCACAGCCCGATTTTGGCCTTGCTCGTCCAGGTATTTGCGAATCTGTAACCGGTTTTCCCCGTCCATCCAGATTTCGTGTCGGAGGAAAGCGTTCTCCCGTTCCAGTTCCTCAATGATTTTCTCGGTGTTCATCGTCTCCACCTCGGTTGACCAGGATACACGCCATGATCACTACCGAAAAAAGACCTCCAACCACAGCGGAAACAGCGGATATGATAAAATCTCTTACCATGTCGCACCTCAGAACGGAATTTCTTCATCGAACTGGATCGTCACATCATGGCCCATGCTTTCAAACCTGTCTCCTGCCGCAGAATTTTGCGTATGAGCGTTTTTTTCTTTTCGCTCGATAAATTCCACTCGGTCTGCAATTACTTCGCTCACAGCCCGATTTTGGCCTTGCTCGTCCAGGTATTTGCGAATCTGTAACCGGCCTTCCACGAGCAGCCGTTGTCCCTTGCTAACATTGTTCCCGACTACCTCAGCCGTCTTGTTCCAGGCCACGATGTTGATGAAGTCCACTTCCTTCTGTCCGTCTTTCCCAGAAAACGGGCGGTCAACAGCCAGGGAAAACGAAGTGGTCGTTTTCCCTGTGCTGGTTACCTTGACTTTCGGGTCCTTGGTCAGCCGTCCCAGCAACACAATCTTATTCATGCTCATGTTCCCCCTTGTCATTGAAATAAAGATTCATGGCGCATTTTTTGTCCAGACACCCTGCACAGTTCGGGAACGCCGCCTTGAAAATCAGCGGATATTCCTTCTCCAGGATTCTTTTAATTTTCCACGCCACGTCACGGTGTTCCTTCATCGCTCTCTGACACATCCGTTTTGGCAGGTACTCAAGCCATGCCCGAAAATTCCCCGTCACGTACACTTCGTATAAGGCCGCTTTGGGCATCCCATACATTGCTTTTTCCGTTCCCCACACGGGAACCATGCTTTGATAACTCTCCATAGCGATACCTACCGCCATGTCGATTGATGAGTCCCCGGTTTCATAGCATTCGTTGAGTTTCGTGTATCTGGATGATTGAACCGTAAAGCTCAGATGCCTGTGCCGGGTAATCTGGAGCAAGCACGCCACACTCATATAGATATGAAAAGTGGCATAGCAGTGTTCAAAGACGCTCCAATGCCCGGCATCCAGAATCTTCTTAATCACGTTTTCGTTGGCTTTTTTCTGATAGCAGACACTTGCAACCCGTTCCAGCAGTTCCATAGCGTTCGGTGTGATGCTCACTAACTCAACAGCTCCCATTTTTAACCCCTTTCAGCTTCAGTTCATCCTCAACGGTGACGATAATGGTATCGCCGTCCTCTTCTGGTATATGGTCCGACTTGTCATAACAGTAAATCATGACAACCTGTCGATTCTTGATTTCTTCAACCTTATCCCAGGGTACTTCCTCGGAACGGTCGTCAATTAAAACTTCACCGTTTCTGGAATAGACTTCAATGTTCGTTGCCGTGATCAGCGGAAACAACTTCTTGAATTTCATTTTTGCCCCTTTCTCTTTTCTTCACGATTCAAAGTCATGGCATGTTCTTCTGCAAGCACTCGGTTGGGGAACGCTCCAGTGTCGTATTCATCAACGATCATGATGAACTTGTGGAGTCTGATCACTCTGTAATCCCCCTCGCCCACTTTTTTCACCTTCCACGACAAGATTTTTTGTTCGATTTCCTGTTCCATCATTTCACATCCATCCTTTCGATTTTTCGAAATCTGCAATGTCACAGAAATCCTGGATACACTCCATCAGATTTTTTCGACTGACTTCCCAACGATTTTGCCGCACATAGGTTTCGGACCAATTCTTGACCTTTCCCTTCCTGTCGCATTTGAAAGCCATACACTCAGTGATTCCACGTTTATACGGAGCGATTGTAAGGTTAGTCATATCGAAAAGGTAATGCTTCCCATCCAACACCAGGATTGCCCTGGCGTATGGGGATTCGAGACGAATCCCCATCTGAAAATCAAGAATCACGGCTCTCCGCATTGCGATCACACTCCTTGATTCTAGTCGCCCACCGAATCCACTTCGGGTTGATGGTGGCATGGTCCACGCATTGATACAGGTCATCCGGACCGTTCTCGGTCAGAACCTCCAGGCACATCAGCACATCACAGAACTCTTCGTTCAGATCTGAAAGTGCCTGTTTGTAATTCACGGGGGTGGGGTTCCCATTCCACCCTGCCGCACGGATTAATTTCAGTGCGGCCTGGCTCATTTCATTCAGTTCCTCGCTCAGCTGTTCCAGCCCGGTACGGGGATCGATATGCCCCATCACATAGGCTTTACTTTGAGCGATTTTCGCCATTCTTTCCTTGTCCATGTTCAACCTCTTCCTTGATTTTCCCGGCCCGGTCCAGTAGCCTTCTCAGACGAACCTTTCCGAAACCGAACTCCCTGTGCAGGGCTTCCAGGATCAGTGTCTTTTCAGCAACCGCACCCTGATACTGTATTTCGTTGCTGTAATTAATCAGCCATTCCCGGAACAGCGGAACGGTCAGTTCTTTGATTTTCTTTAAGTCCTGCCTGCTGACTCCGGGAATCCATTTTCCGTCCATGATCACCGCCCCCAGAAAACCAGGGCATATAGTGCCACCATGTCAAGAATGAAGATTGCGCCCAGGAAAAGGGCAACAACGCTAATCATGACCATCTGAAAAACAGCTTTCCGAATCATCATCCCATCCTCCGATCCCTTCCGTTCAGCGGAATGGTAACTGTCATGGCCATGATCCTTGATGAAATCCGTTCCCCTGTCACCCGGTCACCATGCCCGGAAATGTGTTCCGCCAGTTCGTCCAGGCTGTAGTTGCTCGTAAAAATCGTCTGCTTCCGGTTGGAGTACCTGTAGTTGACCAAATCCATCAGCTGCTCAGCAACCCACGCTGTAGCCCGTTCTGCGCCGATGTCATCCAGGATAAGCAGGTCGGCGTCCCTGGCAATCTTTGCCGGGTCTTCTTTATGCTCATCCCGAATCGCTTCTCGGAACTTGGAAAGCAGTTCTGGAACGAACACAAACATCGTCGGGATTCCGGCCTGCAACCTTTCCCTGGCTATCAAAGAGGCCAGCATGGTTTTGCCGGTTCCTTTCGGGCCGGTGATATAAAGACCACGGTCCATTTGGCCACTCGCCACCGCTTTTCCGGCATCCCGGGCGAAGTTTTCGTCCAGGGAATCCACCTGGAAGTCTGACCATGTTTTCCCTTCCAGATAGGGGGGAAGACAACTGTTCTTCATGAGCCGGTCAATTTTCTCCTGCTTCCGTCTGGCTTCTTCCACCCGGCACATCCTCATAGCCCTATGGGGCTTCCCATTGGATTGGACGATGAGCGGATAAAAGCCTCTGGTGGGCTGTCCACAGTGCACCCCGTCGCAAGCCCGGCAGGGGGCTTGTTCTTCCTTCACCTGTTCTTCAATCGTCTTTGATGATACCCAGTTCTTTGAGGACCCGTTGGCGCTTGCGTTCTGCAGCTTCGTCATAACCCCCGGGCAATGGGCTTTGAGGAAGTCCAGAGTTTCCTTGCTGATTTCCATTCCGTACACCTCTCTTTTTGTTCGCCAGGATACTGGCCACGTACTGGATTGATGTTCCACGATACCCAGAAGCCTTTTGAATAGCTTCCATGACATCCATGGTTCCGTAGGTTTCGATTAGATCAAGCAGATTTTCCCGTTCAGTCAAATTGGCTATAGGATGAATCTTACTTTCGAATTCATGAATAACCTCTTTGGTCTGACCGCCTATATATATACTCTTACTCTTATAATCTTTACTCTTACTCTTATGTATATGGAAATCAGAAGATACATTTTTTTCCTTTTTTTCCCCGTTTTCGTAAAAAGAACGGAAATCAGAAGATACATTTTTTTCCTTTTTTTCCCCGTTTTCGTAAAAAGAACGGAAATCAGAAGATACATTTTTTTCCTTTTTTTCCACTGATAAGAGATGAAGAGTATAGACAGCAGACCGAAGACCTTTTCTTGACTGGAAAGAAATCAGTCCTTCTTCTTCCAGCCTTTTCCTGGCATTTCGAATGGTACGATCGTCCATCTGTCCGCATTTGGTACTGAGCAAGCTCAGTGAAGCGTTGAACACTGTTTTCCTTCCCAGGGAGTTGCTGATGCGCATCAAAGCGAACCAGAGGACGATTGAAGAAGGTGGCAGTTCATGATAGGTCAACCACGCATCAAAAGCGTTCAATTCACTTATATAACTGAATGTTTCCATCTGCCACCGCCTTGTTTATCCAATCAACTTCATGTTTCCAATGGCCTTCTGATTTCCTGCTTCATCATCGAACAGCACTTCCTGGGCACGCTTCCCGGAAACGTACAGTTCAGCTTCTTTCAGCACCTTCCGCAGTTTCCGTTCGGTAGAGTCGGAAAGATACGCCCCCAGTGGAGCATCCTTTGGACGGGTCCCGATGTTCGGCGTGTTGATGGCGACATCAGCATCAAGCCACGGAACGTAGATAGTTCCCTTGATTACTGCATTGAAATTTCCATCTCCTGTGTGCTTAAAAGAACATCCCTGGACATTGGTTCGTTCATCAGCCTTCTCACCATCCGTAACGGAAATCCCAATAATACCCATCAGATCTGGAGCCAGCGAACACATTGCCTGGATGAACTCGGGTCGTGGTGCCTCGTTAGAGGACACCACGTACTCGGTCACTTTTCCGCCATCGCTTTCGATGAAAGACACCTTCACATCGATGTTTCCCTTCATCTTCACATCTTTGATTTCGATCATGCTTGAGCCTCCAATTCGTCCAGCTTATGTTTGAGGGTGTTATACGTCCTCCAGTAGGTCGTCATATCCATTTCTTCGACTGATTTAATGTTGTAATGGGTCAGCATGTCCTGGATTTTCTTTCCGCTCTTCTGACAGAGGATTTCCAGGTCGTTAGCCATTTTCTGGTTCGGGTGTTGGGGCTGTGGTTCACCACCGAACTCGTTGTCAACTGCATGTTTTTGACTTTTGTTATCAGCTCCATATGTCCCTTGGTTTCCGTCGTCGTCAGGATTCCATGCAACCCCCAGAAAAGCCGAAATGTCATAACGACGAATATAAGTCTGGGATGATCCACAACTTTGCGGGTCGGTCCCTTTGGCCAGGTTAAACTGGCCATCAGATTCAATCCACTCACCACTGACATGGGTCAGTCTGGTTTGACACCAGACCTTCATTTTGTTTCCTTCAACAAGCTCGGTGGTGATATTGTTGTTGATGTACAGACCATGCTTGTTTGCGATAGGTTTAACTGACGCCATAAGGTCATCCAGCTCCACGTATTTGCTCTTAAAATACGGGTTTGTGCTGTTCTTTCTTGGGTCAACGACCTCACTCTGGAAAGCAACCAGGGCAGGGGCGATTTTAGTCAGTGTTTCGCTCGTTCTCATTGCTCATTCCTCCTTAACGAATGGACAGGTTGTTCCGTTCAACCAACTTGCATCCTGGTACTTCTTTTCCGGCTTTCAAGTCCTTTTTAATGCCCACCTTATCAACCTTGGGCGGTTGGATAATCAGATAAGCCGCTGGAACTTTGTTCGGATCAGAAACCTCTACAGCCTGAGATTTTCGGAAAGACGCTACGAATTCAGGTTTCTCAAATTTTCGCTGTCCCCTCAGCTTCATGTTCATTTCTGCATAGGCTTTCAGCTGGGCCGCACGGTTTTCTGCGGCTTTCTGCCGTTTAGTCAGCTTGGTGATTAACTGCTTAATAGCTTCAGCTTTTGCCATATCGTTCATATACATTTTGCAGATGTTCGTCAGTTTTTCGTCGGCACTGATTTGAAGAGCATCAAGGGCGGCAACGTCCAGGATTTCCCCGGTTTCGGTATCAACCACCATGTCCTCGTCTTTTACGCAACGAAGAATCTGTTCGTTGATTTCGTACAAAGTGCTCATTTTTCGTCCTCCTTGCTCATCATCTTGAACGCCTTCACCAGTCTGGCGGCCCCTTTCAGTTGTTCGGTCAGTGCCACAATCCGCTTATCACGGTCACTGATTTCCTTTTGCAAGTTTTCCACCTGCTTCCGAAGGTCATAGCGCTCGCTGGAGTAGTTTCGACTGGTTGCCTTATCGTCAACCAGGGAACGGTATTCGTTCAGCGTGATAGTTACGAGCAGTTCGCCATCGGCTTTGAAATCCCTCAGCATACTGCTGTAGTCGTTCATTTTCTTTTCCAGGATTTGATCCTGTTTCATTTCGGTGTTTTCCATTTTTTCCTCCCGTGATATAATGGAGGTGGAAGCATTTATTCAAAAATCTCCACCTCATCCCCACACGGCCATGTGGGGATTATTTTTTTACTCTGATCATCAGCACCTTGCCGGGTTGCAGTGCGCCCGGGTCGGTCACGTCGTTATCAGTCCTCACCCTGTCTATCACCTCCCTTATATCCTCGCTGGTGTCCAGCTTCGAGCAAATGTCCCATAGGGACTGCCCGGGAAGCACTACACGGGAATAGCAGGTGTACTGCTTCGGCTGCTTAATCTCATTGACAGCAGACACAGCATGACCAGCCAGGGTGATTGCTGACAGGGCAATCACAAGTGCGGCCCCTCTAGCTTTCCAACTCATTGTTTTCACCCCCTTTCAAGATTTCGGCCATAGCTTGGGAACCCAGCTGGCCGAATTTGAACATCAACGCCATGAGGCGTTCGTTCTTTTCTTTTTCCAGTTTTAGTTCCCGTTTCAGCCGGGCCACCTCATGTGGCAGAAGGAAATCACCTGGCATCTTCGCCAGTTCCAGGACTTCCGTTTTGGAAAACCGAACCCCTGGGAGATTGACCAGCTGATGAAGTTTCCCGGCATCCCTCATGGCATAGACAGCCTGTGGAGTGCATCCGTAGTAGTCGGCTACATTCCGGGTTGTCCAAATCTCCCGGTCGAATTCCTCTTGTTTCATCCCTTCACCCCCTTCAGGATTCCTTTTTGACTATGCCCATTCTCCTGGCGAATCTATCCAGGAATCTTTCGGCATCCTCTCTCTTGACTTCCCACCGGGAACCAGTAATCGGATGCCATGAAATTTTGTTTTGTTCCTGGTAGCAGGCCCGGTATTTTTTGATTCCGTCCACCCTTTTGGATTTAACTTCTAGGGTGAAATTGAACACAGTTTGTAAAATGTATTTGCTCATCCTTCCAGCCTTTTACTAATTAAATTGGTATTTACGGTTGAAAAAAAAGCTCGTCAACGGTCATACCAGCATCTCTGGAAATTTTACGCATATTCTTTGCAGATGGCGTAATATCGCCCCGTTCCCATGCAGACCAGGTTTGCTGACCGACACCATATCTGTCACCCATCTCCTGCTGGGTACGGTCCCCACGGAACTTGATTAGATTCTCTCGCATATTTTCACCACCTTTACCAATTTAACTTGTATTTATTATATACCATTTTAAATGGTAAATCAACAAGAAAACTGATTAAATTATAATTTATTTTTACCATTATTTTTAGTACAATAAGGCCAGAAATACCATTTATAATGGTGAAAGGGGTGCAGGGAATGGGAATTGGTCAGATAATCAAAGAGAAAAGAACAGCACTGAAAATGACTCAGAACGAACTGGCAGAAAGGCTTGGAGTTAGTCAGCAGTCCGTTACCGGCTGGGAAAACAACGCCGCTGTACCCCGTGAATCGGCAGTCCGGGGCATGATGGATATTTTTGGACTATCTCGGAATGAACTGTTTGGGGAACCAGAAGCCCCTGCCCCTTCAGCATCGAACATCCCAGTCCTAGGAAGTGTCATAGCTGGCCAGCCTGCTTATGCCGCAGAAAACATAATCGGGTGGGAAGAAGTCACCGCTAAAATGGCTAAACAGGGGAAGCTGTTTGCACTTAAAGTCAGAGGTGACAGCATGATCCCGGAATTTAAGGAAGGGGACATTGTTATAGTTAAGGAACAGCCGGACGTGGAATCCGGGGAAATAGCCGTTGTCCTGGTCAATGGGGACGAAGCCACGCTGAAGAAAGTCAAGAAAGATCAGAACGGAATTTTCCTTTACGCTTTCAACCCGGACTTTTACGAACCACACTTTTACAGCAATCACGACATTGAAACCCTTCCAGTTAGGATAGTAGGAAAGGTAATTGAAAATCGCAGGGAATGGTAAAGGGGGACTGAAAAATGAGCATCACGGGTGTAATCGCAGTTGTAGTTTTCTTCTGGTTCGTTTTGGCACTGATCAAGCCGCAAAAATTCGCTCCGTTTTTTAAATCCGGGCCCCGGAAAAAGGCTCTCCTGCTCTTCCTGGCGGTGAGCGTGGTCTGCGGCCTTCTGGGCGGAAAACCGGCAGGGAAAAACCCCCAGGGCGGAACCGGAACAAAACAAGAAAAAGTGTACAAAATCGGGGACACAATGAAGGACAAAAATTTTGAAATCACGGTCCTGGATAAACAGACAGCCAAAGACGTATACGACGACAGCGGATACTTGAAAACCACCGCCAACGGAAAATACATTGTCCTACACGTGAGATTTAAAAATATCGCAAAGGAAGCTAAAAGACTGAACAACGGGGCTTTCAAAATTAATCAGGGCGACACCACCTATTCGCCGGTAACCCTGGCAGTTCGAACCGACAAAAACATTTTCCTTACGGCTCTGAATCCTGGTGTGGAAAAGGTCGGGGAACTGTACTTTGATGTTCCCGATTCTGTAGCCGATTCTAATGACCTTGTACTGACCATGAGTGGATTTTCTTTCGGATCAGACAACGGGGACGGAAAAATCCTTTTACAAAAGTGAAATGAAAAATAAAAAGCCCTCCCGATTGGGGGGGCAATTTTAGAAAGGGGGAACCATGGAATACACGTTTTCTACCAGGATGAAAAACGGCTCGGTGTGTCTGATCCTGGCATATAAGATTGGGAAAAAGTGGAAGCAGAAAACGAAGCAGGGATTCCGCACCCAACGGGAAGCCAGGGCATACCAGACGGAGCTGCTTCGCCAGGCGGAAAAGGAAGCCGGGCTTACCTTTGACCCGACACTGAAAGACATATCCCTACGGCAGTTTTGGCCTATCTTTAAACGGGACCGGGAAAAAGAACTGTCCTACACATCTATTCAGAGTTACCGGGCCTGCCTTAAACGCATGGCCCCTATCCTGGATACGCCCATCAAAGATCTGACCATGCCTATGATACTGAATCAGCTTAACGCCCTTCCGGTCGCAGTTGCAACCAGGAATCTAACTCTTCGGGCCTTGAAGATCATCCTGCAACACGCTGTCCTGTATAAGATCATCCCGGAAAACCCGGCCAGAATCATAAAACAGATTTCCAGCCGGAAGAAGCAGCCGTTGAACGCCTTCACGGTCAAAGAAGTATCGGAAATCCTCGCCCACTTCCAGGGCCGGAAGAATCGGGCACACTACCTGGTGTTGCTCATAGCCGCCAGAACAGGGCTTCGGATTGGTGAAATCCTCGGCCTGACCTGGGAGGCAATCGACTTCCACCGGAACCAGCTCCGGGTGACTCAGCAGTGGGGGCAGATAGGACGGGGAAAGTACGGGCTGAAGCCCTGCAAGACAGCCAACAGCGTTCGTGCTGTCCCTGCCCCGGAAGAAGTCATGGACGAACTGCGGAAATTTAAGCAGGGAACCCCATTACAGCTGAATGGCCTTGTCTTCTCTCCAAAAGGTATGCACGCTCTGACAGTGAATCTGAACCTTTGGCTTCGGAAGCATTATGGGCGATCACTCCATTCTTTTCGTCATACTTTCGCAACCCTCCTGCTGTCCAGGACGGGTGATATAAATCTGGTGGCCTCGGTCCTTGGTGATACCGTTGCAATAGTATCCAAAACATATGTAAATTATACACAAGATATTCGGGACAAAGCCGCCGAAAGTATCGCAGATTTATACTCTTTTGCCTAAATTTCTGCCGTTTGTCTGCCGTTTAAAGAAAAAAGCCAGGTAGACGTTGATTCTACCTAGCTTTTTTAGTGTACAGTTTATTATACCATGAATTGCCGATTCTTCCATGCCTTTAGCCTCTTTGCCCCGCAAAAGTTCCATAAAAAGACACAACCTCCTTCCATAGGAAAAGAGACACTCACCGGTGCTTTTATTTTGGTTCTATAATAAATGTTGGGGTGAGGAAATATTCTTTCCTCACCCCATTTTTGC